GCATCTGGAAGTGTAATTGTTCTGTCTGCTGTTGGGTCTGCAACTGCAAGAGTTGTTTCGTTTGCGTCAGCAGTAGAACCCTCAAATTCGATTTGGTTAATTTTTGGTGATGTTAAAGTAACATGAGTAGCATCTGCGCTGATACCACTAGTTAATGCAGTTCCAGTACCAAGTTTGGTATAGATTTCTACAAAGTTATCATTAATCTTGTCTCCGCCAGTTCTGAGGTCATCACCAGTACCGTCATTAGCTGAAGAACCAAGACCAAGGGATTGATATGCCATTTATTTTTCTCCTAATTAGAATCTTTCATTTATTTATATAGGTTGTTAACCCAAGTCAAAAGTATTATTGGTTGAATCAAATTTAACAGTACCAGATGAGAACTTCCTAATAATACCAGCGTTATCAAATTTTAAATTATTCTTATCAAATGTGTTTATACTATCATCAAATCTTGGTATGGAAGAACCACTAGTTCTTGTACCTTCATCAAACTTATTTATACTACTGTCAAAAGTAATACCAGATTCACTGAAATCTGTGACATATTGACCAGAAGTATCTCTGACGGTTTCATCACCACCAGAACCATCAAACTTAATAGTAGAACTATCAAATGTCTTAGTAGTATCACTCATCAATGTAGTAAATTGTGTTTCATCAAATCTTTCAGTTCCACTATCAAATGTTATAAATGTATTGTCAAATGCGTTAATTCTACCACTACCAGAAACAATTATCATGCCAGGCGGTGGTACATTAATTGATGTATTAAATGCAGCCTCTGGAATAAAGTAATCTTCACTATTATCAAACTGAAGAATATTACTATCAAAGGATAATCCAGTTTGAGAGAACCCACCATCTGCATTTCTTATAGAAACTTGGTCAATACGAATATCACCAAACTGTTCTATTGTAAATGATTCATCATTGATACCATCTAAGTTTGTAATTCTTCTGATGCCTGGATAGTGTGGTGTATTCTCTGTAGTATTTGGGCCGATGGCAAATGCATACTTTGGAAGAAGGTCTAGAGTTGGGCCTGTTCTTCTTGGAGTTCTCGCAACACCAACAATCACATTGTTTATTCTTGTTAGAGTTGTATCTCTAGTTGTATTTGATAAACCAGAAAGACTATCTACATCATTTGCTGGAGTTGCTCTTAGAGAAGTTCCATCATCTACTGTTCCTAACCTTCTACCAAATACAGCAGTAAACAATGTTCTGAATGTAGATGCAAGTTCTGGAGTAAAGGACTCTAGTGTTTGTGCTTTAACATTTGCAGTTGCACGACCTATAATTTCAACCTCACCAAATACATTCCAACCAGCTGGGTGAACTGTAGATTTAATTGCATCTCTCCATTCGTTAATTGATTGACCAACACGAACAACATATGAATAATCTTGATAGAAATTACTATCTTGAACTCTCATAACATCTTCAGAGATTTTACCATCTGCACCAAAGAATTCACCAGAAGTTGTACCAATAGTTCCTACACTTGCAGTACCAGCCGCAATACCAATATTTGCAATTGTTCCAGATGCACCACCAGTTGTTACCGTATTACCTACAACTAAGTTTGCAGTTGTATTCATAGATAATAGTTGTCTTGTGTTGTCAAATGCAGTAACCGTTCCACTATGTGAAGTAAGTGCAGAACCAGAAACAAATGTTCCAGTGATATCTTTTAACACTGCATGACGAAATGGAATTAAATTTGGTGCAGAATTATAATTAAATCCAGAGTTTGTAAATTCAAAAGAACCCACACCACCAACACCAGAATTAGATGCAGTTATTAATTTTGCATTTGAACCACTCGTAGATGTAATACTTGAAACAATTGGAAGTTTTGCATAACCACTTCCTTTTGCAACCATTCTTACATCTGTAATCTCTCCAGCTTCAGATGCAACACTAAGGTTTGCAAATGTGCCTGTTTCCAGAACAATCTTTGTTCCTTCATATGGGTCTTGATAAAATGACTGACTTGTCTCTTCCATTGTAATGTGGTCACTTGCAGACATTCCATATGCAGATAAACTTCCACTTTCTGGCGCAATACCACCACCAACAACTGATACTTCTGCGACTGCACCAGAACCATCAGTTCCAGCATTATTTAAAGTTATACTATCACCAACTTCATATCCAGTACCAGCATCATCAACAATAATCTCATCAACTTGTCCAACTGTAACAGTTTGGACTTTTACAAGAGCACTTTGACTACCAGTTGCAGATAAGTTAACACTTTGGTCAGCAGTATAGTATGAACCATTATTTGTTATAGAACTTCCAGTTACAATACTGTAAGGTGTAAAAGAAACATCTTGGTCTGTAACTGTAGAAATACCTTTTACAGTTTCCCCTTGTTGAAATGTTCCATCAATTGTATCTGCATCCAATTCAAATTCAATAATGTTTTGTCCAGCTTCTCTGAATGTAATAGATGATACAACGATTGCAGTAGCACCAGAAGTTTGACCAGTTATGGTTTGTCCTATAAGTTCAGAGGGAACACCAGTAACTAAGTTAACTCTCATGATATTTCGTGTAGTCCACTTACCATCAGAAACACGAATCATATTTTCAGTAGGGAATGTTATTCTTGGTTCTTCATTTAAGAGAAGTCTAAAGAATAACTCATGACCTTTCTTTGTACCTTTTGCAAGATAGAGGTCACGAATGTTTTTTACGAGTTTTCTTTTATCTACTCCAGCATCAACATTGTCAACAATACCCTCAAGAAAAGAATCTCTAAATTTATCTAAGAATGTGTATAAAGTAGCATCAACATTTGAATAGTTAAGAAGTTGTTGAATACTTGAAACTGGATTGGTTCTGTATGTTTGTAAAGTACCAGAAGAATTAGAAGATGAACCAGATACAATTTCTCCAATAATAAATTGAGTCTGAGATGTTACAAATAATCTTTTATTATTATCTACATCATCAACTAACACCTTTGCAGTTGCACCAGAAATTTGGCCAGTAATTGTCTCTCCAACTTCAAACTTAACATTAGAATCTTCCAGAACAATCTGGTCACCACTCTCATCTAAAATAAAATTTACAGATGTAGTTTCTTCTCTAACGTAGTTATTAACTTCACTAAAAGTAATCTCTGCACTTTCTAGAAACTGATAATAGAATTTTACGAACTGAGAAAAAACTGGGTGGTCTGCCTGAATAAACTCTGGCAGTTGATGTTGGATATGATTTGATACTTTGTTATTTAAAACATTATCATTATTGGCCATAACTAGTATCCACTAGAACTACTTGACGAACTTGAACTTGAAGAAGAACTCGTTGAACTTGTTGATGAAGATGAAGCACTAGATGATGAACCACTATATGAACTTGTTGTCTGAACACCCACACCAGCACTTGCACTACCAGTTGCGATTGTATCTACGTTTGCAGTAATTCTTGTATTTAATAAATCTATTTCTAATACTTGGTTTCGCACTGCGATAACATCATTTGATTCTGGTTTTACAATTACCCTAATCTTACTAGATGTTGCACCATCAATATTAGACACTTCAGTAATATTAAGTGATGTTAAAACTATTTCACCATTTATGTAATCAATAGTTCCAGCTGTATTATCCTCATAGGTATTAGTTGTTCCATCAACAACATAATACAATCTTATATTACCCATACCATCATCATTTAAAAACATTTCGTTTGTATTACCAAAAATTTTAAATCCAGAAGATGAAACAATACCCCCAGAATCAGCATCATGTCCAGAGTGTGGATTATATAATGCATTACTAAATGGGATTGTATACTTTGTTGGAGTTCCGATTGTTGGAGTAAAGTCTTTACTTAAATCAACAGTAGTAATATTAGATGTAATAGAATCATCAGTTTCATCAACTAACTTTGTAAATGCAGAGTGTCTAAATGCACTATCAAAATTTGTAAGCGTATTTGTATTAAAATTTGTAACTGTTGTAAGAACATCTGATTCCAAGGTTTCTCTTGGTTTAATAGTATTTTTTGAATTGTATGTAAATGTAATACCCAATCTTAATTTAGTATATTCTGGGTCAACAACCACTGGAGTAACAGATGCAATACTATAGGTATCTTTTAAATCTTTGACAATTTGATTTTTTGCAGACGCAGTAATAGAACCAGCTGTAGGAACAATAGAAATATAAACTCTTCCATATACTGGAACGTCATTATCTTCACCACCATAAACTTGCACAGATTTAGTATTTGCATAAACTTTTGGAACAATCGCTTTGAAATCGTTGACTGTAACTGCACGACCTTGAGCTGCATAGTCAAGAGGTGCATTAAATTTTATAGATTGAATACTTTCTCTTTCTGCACCACCAGATGCAGAAGAAACAGTCGCAGTTGTAATATCTGTTATGCCAGTAATAGTTGCAGAAGTTGAAAATGAACTTGCACCATTGGCAGCTGCTTTATTTGTAACAACATATCTTAGACGAACAATGTTTCCATCAGATAATGCTTTACCAATAATACCATCACCAAAGTAAACTTCAAATTTACCATCTACACTTTCTTGAAGAAAGTAAACATTTGAATCTGATTTTACTTGAGTATTATCTAATGCTTGTGTAAATGTTGTAGAGACTGTAGATGAAGAATTATCAAATACGTCAACAATTAAAGTTGATGTATCTCCATTCTCATCATTTACATAAAACTTTTGGTCAACATTATTTGTATCAACCGTATAACGATTTGTTACATATGTTCCTTCATAGATTGGAATATTAGAAAAGGATAAGACCCCATTAACAGTTTGTGCAATATGTTCTGCAACTGTTACAAACTGATAGTTAGTACTACCTATAACTGTAGTAAAAACTGTACCCACTGGAATAGTTGCAGAAGTTAATCCACCGATATTATTTAAAGTTACGTTTACATTTGCAATGGGAGCTCTTGCAGAATTTGGAATATAACCCAAAGTCTTTGCATGAGAAACTACAGAAGAACGAACAGATGCAGTATCTAAAAATGCTTCGTTTGCAACCATGTTCATATTCATTGCAAGGTAATGTGTATTGTATGCAAGAACATCTAACAACGCACTCATACCAGAACCTTCAAAATCATAATCAGTAAACTCTGATTGATTTCTCATAAAGGTTTTTAGATTACCTTTGATATCATCAAAGTCTAAATCTGTTACATCTAATCTTTTTTCTGTAGTTGCCATTATCGTAATCTCTCTAGTGTAAATGATAAATCAATAAGTTCCGCTGGTGCGTTCTGAATGTAAAATTCTACCACAACCTCATATTGATTTTCATCAAACCTTGGTAGAACTTCAACTGAAGTAAGTAAAGCTCTTGGTTCAAAGTTTGTTATTACATCTGTTATTTTTGTTTGTAATGCATGAGCAGTAAACGGAGTCATATTTTCAAATAACATATCACGAACACCAGATGCAATCTCTGGATGAAAAGGTTTTTCATATTGACCTATCTGAACCAGATTACGCACACTTCTTTTTACTGCAGCTGCATCTGTTAAAGTATTAAGTTGTTTAGTAACTGGATGTCTACCAAAGTTAAGATTTAAATCTTTGTATATTCGTGCAGAACGAGGAGAGTCGTTTGTTCTCTCTGCATCTCTGTATGCTGGTTGTATTGCCATTATGCTTCTTGACTCCCTAAAGGTCTACATTGATAATCTATTGTTTTCCAGTGACCATCTCTCATAAGTTCCAGTTCTGTTAACAGAAGAAGACATTCATCTTGAGTTTCAAAAAATTGTACATTTTGATATAAACATTCTGTATCAGAAAAACACGCAGTTAATAATAGTGTCCATATTAGTTCCATGATATACCTCTTTAGTTATTTATACAAGATACCCAAGTGGTTTGAGGGTTGCTTGTTGCCACCCATAACTACTACGTCTAGAACCAGAAGGCCCCCATTGTCTTTTTCCACCAAGGTCTGCATGAATAAAATATCCACCATCATTTGCTGGGAAGTACGCACCGATACCTTTAATACCATGTTTAACTAAGAGTTCCATAAACCTCTGTCTATCTGCAATAGAAGTATTAGTCAAACGAATATCAACAGCCTTACCTTGCATATGCATACTCTTACCACTACCACCAACTTTTGCATTATAGCCTGGACTACGATATGCAGAAGTAATTGTCAAAGTTCTTCCATATTCTCTTGCAACATTTTCCATTATCTCTCTTAGTTGAGAAGAAATACGAGGGTCGGTGTGTGGAAGGAAGTTAAGTAGTTTACCATCAAAATTCTTTTGGGTTAAATCTGTATTATTATTGTCATCAACCAAATTAGTTTCAGATGCAGATGCATCATCAAAATTATTACCATCACCATCTACAACAAGCTGTTGTTCAGTAGATTGAATTTCAAAGGGTTCGTTTGAATCTACATCAAGTCCAGCAGCGATATCATCTTCTCTACCCTTAATAATCTCTCTCGCTCTCGTATCACTCATTCCAGTACCAGTAACACCAAATGCAGTTTCCGCTGTAGATACTGGATTAGGGTCAACCTCTGGAGCAGGAGTTGGTTCTGCGAGGTCTGTTGCACCAGCATCACCAATAAAGACAGTACCAGAACCAGTTTCAATTACGTTAGAACCATCACCAGCAGAAATACCAGCAGGGTCATCACCAGTATCAGCAGTATCACCCTTACGAGCTGCAAGTTGTGTTCCACTTGGTTGGTTAATCTTAATTGTTGAATCTGATTCAATGGATATTGCTTCAGTAACATCTAAGTCATACTCACCAGTGATTGAAGTTTGTTGACCTTCTGCAAATGTTTCCGTAACTTTCTTTGTCACACTTTCATTCTTAGTATCTTCATAAACTTCTACAACCGCTTTCTTTACATTCTCTGTCTTTGTATCTTCATAGATTTCTGTAACTGAACCTTTAACTGTTTCAGAAAGTTTACCACCAACATTGATAGTCATATCTTTATCAACATTAAGAGTATAGTTACCTTTGATGTTAGTATTACAATTAGAGTCTACTGTAAGATTACAATTACCTTTTACATATGCGTATTTTGAACCAGCGATAATTTCATAACCATCACCAACAATTTTTAAAACCTTATTACCGCCATCATCAATCTCATAATAAGAACCACTTTGATGTCTCTCATGAATCCTTGTCCGATATTTTGTATCATCAAATTCACGAATATGTCCACTTTCCGTTTCATAAACATGATTGTATGGATACACAGCTTCGTAAGGACTTTCTGGTTCTGCCCAAGCCTCACCATCAGCAGTTCCAATATTTGAAAAGATTTCTTCCTTTCTTGTTTCTGCAAGGTAGTCTGCACCAACAGAACGTCTGTTCATATCAGACTCATTAATCCTTACTGGATATGGCCCGTATACTGCTTTGTCTTCAGTCCTTGGGTCATGAAATCCAAAGTTTGGATTACCAAATTGAGAAGGTTTGCCAGGCAATGTTCCCATAATTACTGGTTCTTGTAATACGTCTGGGTCACGAAAGAAACCAATAACCCAACTACCCTCAACTAAAAAGGGTGGTGTTTGACCTAACCCATTCATTGATGAAGTTGTTGTAGGCATCATTACCCATGCCCACGGCAAATCTTCCGTGGGTATTTTTGTTTTATTGTCTGTATGATATCCTACGCACCGAACACGAACACGACCTAGTTTATCTGGGTCTTGTCTATCCTCAACAACACCAGTGAACCATACAAAACCATCTTGACCTTGAAAGTTTTCCATGAACTTATTTAGTGCGTAAATAAAAAAAGAGAGAACCGAAGTTCCCTCTTTTCCCAATCCGAAGATTGTCTCCTTTGTTGTATACCAACTTTTGTCCGAGGCTTACTCAGCGACTAGGCCTAATGGGTTGGCTTACCTATCCCTATTTATCCACCAAAATACATTCCCATTTGTTGGATTAAATACCACCAAGTATATTCCTTGGAATTCTCAACACCGAATATCCACAATGTGTCCATCCATCCAAATGCAAACACAATCAAGAATAGATATCCGATAAACTCACCAATCCAATTTTTAACACTGGTCATTAGTAACTCCTTGTTCTTTTGCAGCCTCTAACATGATAGGTGTCAAAACTTCTTCAACTCTAT